GGTATCAATAACTAAATTAGTTGTTGAGAATTTTGTTCTCAATCTTAAATTACAGGGCATGAATAATGACAACTAAATACTTTGAGTGTAATGAATGTGGAGCTAGAGGAAAAATTATTCTCAAGGGTGAAGAACATTCTGCTGAAGATTGCGTTTATTGTCCAGTTTGTTCGGCAGATATTTATGAAGAAGAGGATGATTTTGATGATGAAGAATGACTTGGTACTATCAAAACAATCCTGTAAAGGACTTGCCTGAAGATTGCGTTGGGTTTGTATATTTAATAACAAACACAATCAATAGTCGTAAGTATGTTGGTAAAAAACTAGCCAAGTTTTCCAGAACAACATACAAGACAGTTAAGAAAAAAGACGGAACGAAAAAGAAGAAACGAGTCCGTTCTAAAATTGATTCTGATTGGCTAGAATATTTTGGTTCTAGTATAGAACTAAATAAAGATGTAGAACTCTTGGGTAAGGAAAACTTCACCCGAGAGATTTTGTATTTCTGTAAATCAAAAGCAGAATGTTCTTACATAGAAGCAAGAGAACAGTTTGCGAGAAAGGTGTTAGAGAGCACTGAATATTACAACAATAACATTATGTGTCGTATTCACGGATCTCATATTTTAAACAAACTATGATGACATATTTACTATTTGCTGTTGCGTTGTCGCTTTCTGCAGTAGCTGCATATTATGCAGTTGCTGGGTTAGTTGCAATCTTCGCAGCTGCGGTAGTACCAATTGCCATTATGGGTTCGCTATTAGAAGCATCGAAACTAGTAGTTGCATCATGGCTTTATCGTTCTTGGAAACAGATTCCAAAATTGATGAAGGCATACTTTACCATAGCCCTGATTGTTTTAATGTTACTCACTTCGATGGGCATATTTGGGTTCTTATCAAAGGCACACTTAGATCAAGCAATTCCTACTGGGGATGTTCAAGCTAAGTTGTCCTTAATTGATGAAAAAATTAAAACAGAAAAGGAGAATGTAAATGCAGCACGTAAAGCAATTGCTCAATTGGATCAACAAGTTGATCAGACCATCGCAAGAACAGAAGACGCCAGAGGAGCCGAGCGTTCCATTGCCATCCGTAGAGGACAGCAAGCCGAGCGAACCAAACTCCTCAACGAAATCGGCTCAGCGCAAGCCAAGATCGCCAAGTACCAAGAAGAGCGTGCGCCAATCGCAGCCGAAGTCCGTAAAGTCGAAGCAGAAGTAGGACCAATAAAATACATTGCTGCACTAATCTATGGTGATGATACCGACACAGACTTACTAGAAAAAGCTGTGAGATGGGTTATCATCATGATTGTGCTTGTGTTTGATCCATTAGCTGTTCTTATGTTAGTTGCTGCTAACTGGCAACTGAAGAATGGAGAAAAATTAAATGTCAAATTGCCCACCTTGTTCTCCAATGCGAAAGAAACCGAAACCTCCAGACAGGTTTCCACAGAAGATAAACCAGATGCTTGGGTAGCAGATGTTGGTGAAAAACCTACTGAAGAAGAAAAGCAATTTGATGAGATACCAGAAATTAAGATAGATGAACCTACAAAGGACTGGGAACCTCAGTTATATGACAGAAAGAAAATTGAGTATGATTCTGCTGGTAGAAGAATAACCCCAACTACACAAGAAGAACTCGCCATTCCTTCTAAAACAAGATCCTTCCTCTCAAAAGTTCAAGATTCTTTATCATTGGGCGTTAAAACCATTGAAAAAGAAGTAGAAGAACTACAAGATAAAACTAATAATCCTAAATAAGTGTAGGTAGAGATCCTACCTTAACTATCAAAAAGGATGTAAAAATGACCAAAAAGTTACTCGGTGGAGTGCTTTTTGTCATGGCTTTATCAAACGCAGTTGCTCAGCCAATTGTCACTGACTCGACCTCTAGAAGCACTAGTACTTCTGAATCCACAACTACATTAAAGTCGCCACCACCTACAGCGGTGGCTCCAGCAATCACAACAATTAACAATGATGTCTGTGCTGTCGCAGCATCAGGTGCAGTTCAAACTCAAATTCTTGGCATCTCTATGGGTGGTACTCAAAGGGATATGAACTGCGAACGTATCAAACTTAGTAAGAATTTGTATGATATGGGTATGAAAGTAGCAGCAGTAGCTACTCTTTGTCAAGATGAACGTGTGTTTTCCGCCATGCTCGCGGCAGGAACACCTTGCCCAATCGATGGAAAGATTGGTGAAAGAGCCAAAGAAGAATGGCAAGCACGTGGTGTCATGGACAAAGCTAAAAAAGAGGACGTAGGATACTACGCTACTAAACCTCCAGCAACTGAAAAGTAAATGAGCAGAGTCCAGAAAATGATAGCAAAATTTATTGGCATATTATTGCTATCTTTCTGCTCATTCACCAAAGCACAAGTTTCTGAAACTCCAGTAATTACCAATCCAACATTTTATGATGACACATATGTGCATGTTCCATTGCAGTTTGGATTTCCATTTTATGGTAGAACATTTACTAATTCTTGGATGCATTCTAATGGTGTTGTTTCATTCTTAGATCCTACTGCACCAATTCCAAATGTTCCATATAATCCAGCACAATGGGCGTATTGTTGTCAAGGTATGGAATTAGTGACAACAAACCCTCAACTTGGTCCACAATTTAATTATATGATCTCTCCACTATGGACTGATCTTTATCCAGTTGCTGCTTCTACGTTCAGAACAGAAGGTACTTCAACGTACCAAAGATATTTTTGGAATAATATAGCAGAAATTAGTAACATGAACAATCTCAATTCTTTTAGTCTTGAGATTCGTCCATCTGGATTTATTGGTGCTACATATAGTCAGATTAACATACAAAACCAACAAGTTACTGCTGGCATAACAGGCGATGTCTTGCTCGGTGAGATGAGACAATTTTATTATGGTACTGGAATTCCAGCTGGAACTTTAGGAAATTGGTCTGTTAATTCTACTGGAGTAGATCAATGCTTAATTAACCCGTTATCTTCACCAACATGTTCTGGATATACAGAGGCAATGTGTTCTGCTAATCCATTATATAATACCACATGTTCTGGATATCAGCAAGCATTTTTTCAGGCACAATGCTCCGCTAATCCATTATATGATCCACAATGTCCAGGTTATGCTGCTTCATATTTAACTTATCAGTGCACAATAGATCCTTTATATGCTACTACATGTGAGGGATATGAGAAAGCCTACGCTACTAAAATGGCTTTACAAAATAGTAATACAACTAGCACAAAAACAAATGAGCCATTAACTACAACAGAACTAACTACAGTTGCTATTATTTCTGATCCAGTAGTTAACAGCGTCATAACAAGCACCGCCACAACAACTTCTCCAGCTGCTGCAGCTACATCTACAGTGCCTCTTGTTCAAACAACGGTATCGCCTACTGTAACTACAGCTTCAACAGAGGAGAAAAAAGATGCTTCTAGCACAAGCGTATCATCAGGTACAACTACTCAATCTACTTCGTCAAGTACTGAAACAAAAACAGATCAACCAAAAACAGCAAGACAAGAACTACAAGAAAGAAGAGTTGCTGCTGCCAGAGCCAAAGCTGTTGAAGATGGAAAAAATTTAGCTAGCACTGTTGGAAAGGCAGCAGATATGGAACAACAAAAAGCTGTTCAAAATGTCATAATAGCTGCTATGGGATATACTCCAGGATTTGACGCATATAGTAAAACAATTATTCCTGATGGTAGTGGTTATAAACCATTTACGATTTATAATAATCAAAGAACTATTGATAATCCAGCAGGACGTAGATTTTTAACAGGATCAGACAAAATGCACGAAGAAATGATTGATTCTCAATACAATAAAGGAAAGTAAAATGTCAGAAAAAGTAGACGTAAATAAAAAGATAGATGATGCAGAAGCAGCCATAAAAAAATATGCTTCTAAAGATACTGTCATTAGTATCGGTGGCTATGAATTTACTCCAGCTAAACTTATGATAGCAGCGACCATTGTCTCATCTACACTTGGTGGTTTGTATGGTGCATTTGAAGTATATAAAGACTACCAGAGTATGAAGAAACGTATTGCTGAGTATGTCGCTCCAGATTTGTCAGAATTTGATAAGCGTTTAGCTGTTGTTACAGAGAATTCTAACAGAGCAGTAGAATATACGAATAATATCAAAAATGATCTAAAAAGCGATATACGTCGTTTAGAAACTGTTGTTGATAACGTAGAAAGATCAGCTAAACAGTCGCAAAGAGAAGCAGATCTAGCTGTTAAAGAAGTTCGTGATGAAATGAGAAGAAATTCTCGTGAGCAGGAGCAAACACTACGACAACTAAATAAAGAAGTTGATGTTAAAATCCAAAGAGCATTAGACAACCCATTAGCAAAATAATAAGGACCAATAATGCACGATATGAAGTTGTTTAGATGGCTTGCCTTATTGGTAATATTACCATTGGCTTTAGCTATTTTCGGCGGGGACAATTTTAGATACCCATGCCAAGATCCTAAAAATTGGGATAAAGATATTTGTCAAAAACCATTATGTGATGTGACTAGAACTTGTCCTGAACATGTTTTTAAGGGTGGAAGAGACCCTAGATTAGGAATGCCAGATGATAACAAGCCTGTTTCGCAACCTTCTACTGTTTCTCAAGGAGTTACTTGTGGAAAATAATAACCAGCCATTTATGTATACAGAAGACCAGTTGATGGCTCGATTACGCTTTTTTATTGGCGTATGTTTAGCTTTAACTTTAACTGGTATCGTTTTCGTTGTTCTATATTCTATCATTTTTGTAACTCAACCTCTTAACGCTATCAGTCCAATTGACCAAAAGTTTTTTGAATTGATTATTCCTATTGCCACCTTTTTAACAGGCACATTGTCTGGTATTATGCTGGCGGGTGGAGATAAAGACGCGCAAAAGAAAGCGTTGGAAGCTGCGAACTCTGGATGGAATAAACCACCAAGTTCGCCAACACCAAGCATGGCACCAAGACCAATGGGTGGATCCATTGGTGGTATGATGAGTGGTATTGCTAGCGGCACAACTGGATTCGGTATGGGAACTCCACCACAAATGATGACACGTATGCCAGATCTAGAGCCAGGAGATCCAACTCATAGAAATTTCCGCAATGATTAATCCACTTGATGTTTGGGTTTGGTGGATGATGCAACTGTATTATCTACCATACATGATGATCGGAGCATCTAGTAAGTAAGCACTAACTTACTTCACCCCGCAACCCCTGTTAAATACAGGGGTTTTTTTCATGCAAAAAGTTGTTGTCTTTAATTGCAAGTTGTTGTATAATAAATGTATGAAAATTGAAAAAGTGATTGAATGGTCGGCTACTGCGATAACGATTCTCGGTGCAATAGCCACAGCGTTGGCGTATGATCCACTGAACATCTATCTTCTGAATCTCGGTTCTGTTCTCTGGTTGATCTGGGCAGTAAGAGTTA